TAGGCGTAGGCGTAGGCGTAGGCGTAGGCGTAGGCGTAGGCGTAGGCGTAGGCGTAGGCGTAGGCGTAGGCGTAGGCGTAGGCGTAGGCGTAGGCGTAGGCGTAGGCGTAGGCGTAGGCGTAGGCGTAGGCGTGGTTAACCCAGCGGCTCTTAATTGTGCATCTGTATAACCATACTTCGTCTGCCATGTAGTATAGATGGCATTATTGTTTGCTGTACCCGGCACGGCACTTTCTAAAAACATTTGCTCTATAAGCGGTTTAAGTGATAAGTCCCATGAGCTGATATCCTCGTTAAACGCTATGGCTCCATAAAACATACCAAACATATCTGTGACGTTAGCGGTGTTCCAACTATTTAAAGGTTGATTAAACGCTATGGCTCCATAAAACATACCAAACATATCTGTGACGTTAGCGGTGTTCCAACTATTTAAAGGTTGATTAAACGCTCTGGCCCCATAAAACATTTGATTCATATTTGTCACGTTAGAGGTGTTCCACGAGCTAATATCCTGATTAAACGCTGAGGCCCCAGAAAACATAACATACATATCTGTCACCGCACTTGTGTTCCAACTAGCTAAAGGTTGGTTAAATGCTGTGGCATCAGAAAACATATAATTCATATCTGTCACCGCCGCGGTGTTCCAACTAGCTAATGGTTGATTAAACGCTACGGCACTATTAAACATAGAAGTCATATTTGTTACAGCACTTGTATTCCAGCTATTTAAAGGTTGATTAAATGCTATGGCCAAAACAAACATATCATTCATAACTGTCACCAAAGCGGTGTTCCAACTATTTAAAGGTTGATTAAACGATGTGGTTCTAGTAAACATATAACTCATATCTGTCACGTTAGAGGTGTTCCAACTATTTAAAGGTTGATTAAACGCTATGGCCTGAAAAAACATATAACCCATATTTGTCACCGCACTTGTGTTCCAACTATTTAAAGATTGATTAAACGCTGTGGCTCCATAAAACATTTGATTCATATTTGTCACGTTAGAGGTGTTCCACGAGCTAATATCCTGATTAAACGCTGAGGCCCCAGAAAACATACCAGACATATCTGTGACGTTAGCGGTGTTCCAACTATTTAAAGGTTTATTAAACGTTGTGGTCTCATAAAACATACCAGACATATCTGTGACGTTAGCGGTGTTCCAACTATTTAAAGGTTGATTAAACGCTATGGCCTGAAAAAACATAAACCTCATATCTGTCACGTTAGCGGTATTCCATGAACTGATATCCTGGTTAAATGCTGTGGCTCCAAGAAACATTTGAGACATAGATGTCACCGTACTTGTGTTCCAAGAATCGCCATTTGTAGCTAAAGGTTGATTAAACGCTGTGGCTCCATTAAACATAACTTTCATATCTGTTACCGCACTTGTGTTCCATAAACTGATATCTTCATTAAAGTAGGGTATCCTCTCTTTGGTAAGAGCAGAATAATCAGGCCGTTCTATAGAAAAAGCAAGGCGCATGATGGTGACCTGACTGGTGTTCCAATTTGCGATGAGACCATAGGTCCTAAACACCGTACCTGTTGTGCTTTCTGTCAGGGTATTCGTAGCAGGATCAAAAGTACACTGCTGGAACCACAGATCGATCGCTTGATAAAAAGTTTCATCTGTTAAATTTGTTGTTCCGGCCATTTTATATATATACACTTTTAAAAAACAAAGATTTGGAAAAAGATTGAACCAAAAAAAAACACTTTTTATACGAAGTAAATTGAAAAGTGTTTGTGTTTTTGCTACACTTTCAGTTCATTTCGTTCCGTATACTTCGTATAAAAAGTGTGTTTTTGCTACACTTTCAGTTCATTTCGTTCCGTATACTTCGTATAAAAAGTGTGTTTTTGCTACACTTTCAGTTCATTTCGTTCCGTATACTTCGTATAAAAAGTGTGTTTTTGCTACACTTTTCCTAAAAGTGCTTTTTGCTGCACTTTTTCTAAAAAATGTTGGATTTACAATTACTATACTCCCTATCTCGAACCAACTCTCTCGAAGGTAACCCGCCACGTATCCATCCATCAGCCGCCACTCCCTCAACTAAATTCGCCGGATTAGATATTGTAGCTTTTAACGATGGCACCAAGGGTGTGAAAAGATATGGTCCATAGTTAAACTCGCTGCTCGGATACGCACTCTTACGATTATTTGCTAAATCACCCTGTTGAATTTGCGATTCTAACACCGAATTGCTTTTACCTCGACCTAAAAATGGCACCGTCACAAAAGGCCTCTGTAATAAACTAATCCTACACTTCGGCTTCGAAATATCATTTAGCGTCAACTCAGAATTTTCATCAATATTACAACCGTTTATACCCACCGTATGACTTCCAGTAAAGTTCACATTAATTTGGCTAGTCGCGAACTCAATCGCATTACTCATCGGACAATCAGGCCTAAAGTTATCCAACATATAAGTAGATGCTTGGGCATTTTGCAAAGTTCGCTGACTCTGGTCACAACTATCATCGCCTAATCGGGAAGTTTGATAGAATTTATAATCATAAACTGTTGCCATTATTATATATATACTATTTTAAAAAAATTATATATATATTAATTAAATTAATAATTAGTCCACCGCGGCGGAGCATTTCTAGTACAAGCTTCTTCATTATTTGTTTCATCTCTACAAGAGATCATATCCCCGTAACAGAACTCGGCAAAGGAGCCTTGATCATTAGGTATTTGCGTATTCGGGGTTGCATACCAAGTTCGCATCGATTGATCAAAAGTATAACTATCCCCTAAATCTTTGAATAATCTTTGGTCAATATTTGGATCTTTAAAATTACTTTTAACCATATCTATTGTTTTTTTATTTATATCAGCGTCCACTTCAGCATTAAATGCAGGCGCGGCTGGTTTTCTAGTAGGGTTATCGGCTATTTCTGTTAATAATATATTCATCGCTGGATTAGTAATAGCTGGTGCAGTAAAGTTTTGTTTATTTTGCTTAAATATTTCTGGATCATTATACATTTGATCTTTGTTGAACATTTCGGAACTAATAAAGCCTTCTTTATTATTCATGTGTTTTTTTGGTTGCATCTTATATAACATAACTATTACAGCTAAAGTTACTATGCCTGTTATAAAAAATTTTGTTTTTTGAGTTACTAAATAGCCTATTATTGTTAATAGTATGACCAAACGAGTGATAGCATTTAATTTTCTCTCAAACTTCATCTCGCCTGAAGGCCATAATTCAAATACATTAGTTTGTTTTAAAAGTATACTGGGATCGTTAAACCAAAATGAATTAGTCATATATATATAACACAACCTTTTAGAAAAAGGTTGAACCAAAAAACACAAAGATTTATAAAAACAAAGATTTAGAAAATCAACCTTTTAGAAAAAGGTTTAAGCGAAGCAAGTTGAACCAAAAATAACCTTTTAGAAAACCAACCTTTTAGAAAAAGGTTTAAGCGAAGCAAGTTGAACCAAAAATAACCTTTTAGAAAAAGGTTTAAGCGAAGCAAGTTGAACCAAAAAAACGTAATTTTTTTACTCTTCCTCTTCTACTGCGCTTGCTCCTGCTTCGCTTGCTCCTTCTCCTGCTCCTGCTCCGCTTGCACTAATCTTCTTTTTCTTCTTGTTCTTCTTCTTATTACCTACAGGTTTTACAATACCACTACGTTCTACTTCTTCGCCTTTTCTAAAGACTAGATTTTCTCGGCCTGATTTATCTACTCCGACGGAGTGTAAGCTGGTATTGCCAGCGGAGTTTAAGCTTGCAGCGGAGTTTAAGCTTGTAGCGGAGTTTAAGCTGGTGCTGTTACCCGTCTGTTTCTCATTCTTTCGTTTTTCTAAATTCGCTAATAAACGTTCTTTATTCTTAGCCGCCTTCAAATTTCTATCTAAGTTTGATTGCATCGCATTCATATTAACCTTACCCCCACTTTTTCCCCCTGGCATCATATGACCCATACCCATCTTTGCTAACATACTTTGTAAATCCCCCATTCCTGGCATCGACTTCATCTTTTGCATAATATCACTCGCTTCTTGCAATAATTCACTCTCTTTCATATCTCCTGACTTCAATTTACTATCCAATTTATTGCCCACATTCTTTACTAAACTCATCAACTTTGTCGGATTTTGAAACAATTTCTTAAATACATCATTTACTGAGCCCGCATTTTCCAGATCCATATTTAAATCTGCCGCTGTTTCTTCTGCGATCTCTCTGGCTAAATTACCTAACTTACCATTCATCATACCTGCAACATGGTCATGAATATCTTTAGGGTCGGGTAAGTCTTCCAAGTTTATGTTAGGTGCTGCGCTTGAGCCTGCTGCGCTTGGACCTGTGCCTGCTGTGCCTGTTGAGCCTGCTGCGCTTGAGCCTGCTGCGCCTGTACCAGAAAATACATTCTGCATCTGGGCGATGGTCTCTTCTAATTTATTCTTAAACTCATCCTCATCAATCGCCTCAAATAGTTTCGCAGTTTCCCCAAATGACGCTCCATCCGAAATCGTTGACACTAATGTAAATAACAAGAGTTGAAGATACTTCCAGATTGTTTCACGGGATGTGTCGCTCAGATCCTTGTCCGCCCATAAGAGAGAAAAATCTATTCCAGGTAAGAATTCAATCTTATTCTTAAATACTTCATTATTCTGATAGAGAATATCAAAGAAACGTTCAGGATAGACCTTCTTACTATGTGCGTAAACAAAGAGTAAAGCCTTGTCATCTTCATCTGTATCGTCTAATAGAGTCTGTAAGTGCACGTTGAGGGTCTCTTTTTGCTCGGGGAACGTGACTAGAATATCCGTCGTAAAATCAAGGATGATTTTTCTGATATCCACTAAGGCCTTCGCTTCTGATTCTTGGGTTGTCATCGTATAATAAATATATGTAATTATTTTTTTAAATCATAAGTATTACAATATATATGATTTTATTTTTTATTAAGCTTCATACATATCACTCAATTTCATTAAATTCTGCATGTACTTTATAACTTTGGCTTGTTCTGCTGGGCCCATATTCCTTACAGGTTCGCGTAAACTGTCAATTTTATCTAAGATAAGATTATTCTTTGCAGTTAATTTACTTACGTCTGCTTTATAATCCTTGTCAATAAAGAAGGTAATGTCAGCTGCCTCGATCTTGTCACGATATACATCTATAAGGTGTTTTTTATAACCCTTATAGATTGTCTTTGGTGTAATGGATAAAATCTGAGAAATTGCTAACTTTAAGGTGAAGAGATCTTGGTTCTCTGGAAAAACATGAGAGATGTCCTCGACGAACTCTTTGAATTGTTTATTAAAAATAGTTAATAATTGATCTTTATCCATTAAATATAATGTTATTATTATATTTAAATACTTTTAAAAAAATACTTTTTAATATATCTACTACGTTTGTACTTTTTTTTAAAAAGTAATTATATATGTTATTTCCTTTCATTAGTAGTTTATTTTTTGGAGGTCTACATACAGAAAAACGTCAAAAATCCATCTACTATAATTATACAGAAGAAAGGGTTAGACTATATGAGAGAATAAAAGGATATGAACGGTTGTTTGATATAAAGAATTAGTACGTTTTGTTGTACTTTTCTTAAAAGTACGTTTTGTTGTACTTTTCTTAAAAGTACGTTTTGGAAAAAGGTTGCTTAATGACCCTTCAAAAATATAAAATATAATCCACTAATACATAATATTATACCAAAAATATCGTAAAGTGTTATTGTCTCATGAAATGCAATAACGCCTACCATAATTAAAGTAACTATACTTAAGATTGACCAGATAAAATTGGTAATACCAACACCGGCGCCTTTCAAGGAATAACATTTGCCCAATAACACACATATTATACTATATGATGCTATTGCTAAGAATATATAAATAAATTTATTTTCAATATTATTTTTTTTAATATTATATTGGGCGAAGTTTTCAAAAATAACGATCAATATTATTAGTAATATGTATCTATGTGAATATATCATATATACAAAATATATTATTATTTTGTATAAAATTATAGGTTGAATTGCAAGGTTTTTTTTGCTGTACTTTTCTTAAAAGTACGTTGTTGTTTTGCTGTACTTTTCTTAAAAGTACGTTGTTTTTTTGCTGTACTTTTCTTAAAAGTACGTTGTTTTTTTGCTGTACTTTTCTTAAAAGTACGTTTTGGTTCAACCTTTTCCCAAAAGGTTGTTTTCCCAAAAGGTTGCGTTAACGCTTAAACCCCACATCTGAATTACGTGTACTTTGCAATTGTTCCATAGAGACTTGTCCGACTTTATCAGGTGTATACGTGTCCGGAGGGGTGTCAATATTAGAAGAATAATCCAAAGTTGCATAATGATGTTGTTGACGCATGCCTCCATTCCCCTTGGCCGAGAGAGAATCAGCATCCTGGTCTAAGAAACTGTAATTATCTGATGCTACGCCGCCATAACCTCCACCCATTAAAGAAAAAGCTAAAGGTTCACCGTTATTCCTTGTTGCTACATTTGCTTGTAATTGTTGTTTTGGTTCTATATGTTTATTAATATCATTTCCAAACAGTACATGGTGACCTTTGTTTAAAAGAAGTAAAGCGGGTACTTTAGTTATCGTGGGCGGTAATAAGATTTCCTGTCCGTTTTCTAAAACAATATAAGTGGCACCATTTGTGCCTTTTTTCCTATTATCAATATTTAAAAAATGCATATCTTTCTTAATATCATCCCACTTGGAAATATTTTGTAAAAGAATCTTACAATTATCACAATAGTTACTATAATATAGAATACAACTCATTATATATTTTTATTATTTATTGCATTAGTATTTAAACTCATTTGTTATAAACTTATTTATTATATATATATATATAAATATATAATTATGAGTACATCAAGCCATATGAGGAAGTTTTTTCCTAACCAAGAGAGAGCAGAAATACTCACAAATGGTACGCTGGTGTGGTTACAAGAAGTGGTAAAAGACACAGAGGGAAACTTAGTTGTGAAAAGAACACTATTCAATAAACATAAACCTTTACATGAAAAATACGATCGGTATGATCTAGATAAAATACGAGAGATGAATTCTTCTTTAGGAATATATTATGGTGGAGTACTTAAGCGTCAGCAACAGAGTAAGCAACAGAGTAAGCAACAGAGTAAGCAACAGAGTAAGCGTAGCAAGGGTAAGCGTAGTAAGCGTAAGCAACAGAGTAAGCGTAGCAAGGGTAAGCGTCAGAAACAGAGTAAGCAACCTAGTAAGAAAATACGTTCAAATAGAATATACTATAATTGAATACCATAATTAAATACCATAATTGAATATTATGTGATAACATATAATATTAAAATTGATTTATAAATTAATCCTTTTATATATACAAAAAAGATGGATCCAGTAATTTCTAAGTTGTCCGAAGAGAAGAATGAGCTTAAATTCACCGTGAATGGAATTAATGTAAGTTTTGCGAATGCCTTACGACGCATCGTATTGTCCGAAATTCCCACCATAGTATTTCGAACTACTCCCCATGAAAAATGTTTAGCCACATTTGATATCAATACGTCTCGTTTAAATAATGAACTTATTAAACAAAGGCTGAGTTGTATTCCTTTGCATATAACAGATGTGGATTTCCCATTTCAGGATTATCAGATGGAGGTACAGAAGAAAAATGAAAGCGATGCAATTGATTTTGTTACGACAGCCGACTTCAAGTTGAAGAATATTGTAACTGGTGAGTATATGTCTAAAGCAGAAACAAGCAAAATATTTCCTCCGAATCCGATAACCGATTCGCATATTGACTTTGTTCGTCTGCGTCCGCGAATTTCCTCAGAGATCGATGGCGAGCAATTGAAATTGTCGTGTCGTTTGGACGTCGGTACAGCACAGCAAGACAGCGCCTTTAACGTGGCTTCCACTTGCGCTTATGGGAATACACCGGATCCTGCGAGAATCAAGAGCGAGTGGACGAAAAGAGCCACCGAATTAAGTAAGGCGGGCTCGACCGCGTCAGAAATTGAATTTCTACACAAGGATTGGCTTTTACTAGACGCAAAACGACTCTTCTTAACCGATTCATTTGATTTTACAATTGAAACCGTGGGACCTTTCACAAATATGTCGATTGTTTATAAGGCTACGCAAATCATGCTAACTAAATTAAACAAGTTTAAAATGACGATGGAAGTAGAACAAGGCTTGATCGCAAAGACCAGTTCAACTATTGAAAATGGATTCGATATCACCATTCCTAACGAAGGCTATACCTTGGGGAAAGTCATCGAATTCGTATTTTATAATAATCACTATGGTAAAACGGTGACATATTGCGGGTTTCTGAAACCGCATCCGCATATTGATATTTGCAAACTGCGGCTCGGATTTAAAGAGCAAATGGATGTGGCGACAGTCGTAAGCTACTTAACAAACGCGGCTGACGAGGCCATAAAAGTGTATGAGACCATCGCGTTGGGGTTTAAGGAGAAATAGAATGGGAGTGGGGTGGTTATAATAATCTTATTCTAATCTTATTCTAATCTTATTCTAATCTTATTCTAATCTTATTCTGACTTAAACACATTTTCTTATTGTTGTTTAAGAAGATGCCTAAGACTGAAATAGACTACTCGAATACGATTATTTATAAAATTACTTGCAAAGATGATGCGATAAAGGATCTTTATGTTGGCCATACTACGAACTTTGTACAACGAAAACACGCACATAAACAGAGCTGTATAAATGTTAAATCTGCTAACTATAAGTGTAAACTGTATGAAGTTTTGAGAGCAAATGGTGGTTGGAACAATTGGAACATGGAAACTATTGATTTCTTTAATTGTAAAAACCTGTTTGAAGCTAGACAAAAAGAACAAGAGTATTTTATCTCTCTAAAAGCCACGTTGAATAGTATTGAACCTATGCCGAGACCAAAAAATATAGTTTCTCCTAAAGCAGACAAGCATATTAAAAATAACACTCAATTAAAAGACAGCATTCAATTAGAAGAAAATACTCTTAAATGTATGAAATTTTCATGTTTAGATTGTAAGTATAATACGTCAAGAAATAGCCAATTTAATCGCCATTTAACCACATCTAAACATATAAACAATTTAAAAAATAAAAATTGTATAATTGAAAATCAAAAAAAATTTATTTGTAATAAATGTAGTAAAATATATACAGATAGATCAGGTTTATGGAAACATAGTAAAACATGTAACAAAGAACATACTACAACAAAAGAATCATTAAAGGATGATGTTACAAATCTCTCTGCTTTAGTAATGGAATTGATGAAAAACAATATAGAATTAACCAAAAAAATGACAGATGTGTGTAATATTCTCATAAATAACACCACTCCTGTTGTGGTTTAAAATATAAAAATATACCTATTGATATTAAGAGCATGATTTACAACTCTGAAATTCCTGAAAAAATCGATTTGGCTTTGGCGATTCATTTTTCATTTTGGACATTTTTAAAATGTCCAATTTCTAAAAGTGGCTATTAATATGTCCTATTTTTTGAAAAAACGTAGTTTGCTAGAAGATGGTGTTATTTTTATATTTTCTAAAAAATATTTGTGATGACAAAATTTTATTGATTTTTATTAAAAGGGTTTAGACAAATATCTTTTCTTTATGTATAGCAACGAATGGCATCGAAAATCAACCCCCGTTGTCCCTTGTTTTCATGTAAATTATGTAACATGGTAACCAGTAATAAAAAAGACTTCAATAAACATCTATTGACACGTAAACATATAAACAAGGCTAATCCGCAACAAGAAAATACCCAAAAAACCCCAACGCATGGATGCAGTCGCTGTAATAAAATATATGAAAGTAGATCTGGATTATGGAGACATATGAAAATATGTAAACTTGCAGTAGACCCTCCTCAAGAAGATGTCAAAAGTCTTACGTCATTAGTGATGGAATTAATGAAAAGTAATACGGAATTGCAAAAACAACTAGTCGATGTATGTAAAAATAGCAACACTAACAGCCATAACACAAATCACATCAATTCTCATAACAAAACTTTCAACCTCCAATTCTTTTTGAATGAGCAATGCAAAGATGCGATGAATATTAGTGAGTTCGCTGATTCGTTTGACCTCCAGCTGTCAGACCTGGAAAGCGTTGGTGAACTCGGCTACGTGGAAGGTATTACCAAGATCTTTGTCGATAAACTCAATAGTATGGATATTTATAAGAGACCGATCCATTGTAGTGATGCGAAGAGAGAAATCCTCTATGTGAAGGATGATAATAAATGGGAGAAGGAAGATAAAAACAATCCTAAAATTCGTTATACGATCAAGACGATTTCTTTTAGAAACATGAAGCTGGCAAATTTATGGAGTGACACTTATCCTGAGAGCAAGGATGGTGCATCGCGTTTAAATGATACGTATATGAGATTGATTAAGGAGTCGACAGGCGGGAGTGGCGAGACTGTAGATAATGAAAATAAAATTATACGGCGTATTGCGAAGGAAATCTTGATAGATAAGAGTAATTTGAAGTAAAAACACACTATTTAAAAAAAAGTGTAGCAAAAACACACTTTTTAAAAAAAAGTCTAGCAAAAAACACACTTTTTATACGGAATAAAAATAGGAGAAATTATAGCAAAAAATCCTTTAAAAACAAAAGTGTGTTTTTGCTATACTTTTTCTGAAAAAGTATATATATGGACACCCCATCCAAAAATACTATAATATTTACTATCGCTCGGATGAATCCTCCAACAAGTGGACATATGAAGTTGATTCAGACTATGATGAATGCGAATCTTTCCTTATCCCCCGATGATTTAGGTCATAATAGTGTTTATATTATTTTATCACATACAAAAGATAATGAAAAAAATCCTTTAACCTGCTCTAAAAAGCGACAAATATTAGAATCTAAAGGTATGGTACAACATATTAAAGATCAGAATCCCTCATTAAGAGACATCGAAGTAAAAATTTTATGTATGGATGATTCAGTACCAGAAGAGTGTGGAAAACACCCAATTTTGAAGCAAATCTGTAATATTCGTTTAATGGAACAACGTATTAAAGGATTTCAACCGAGTGAAATGAAGTTATTTATTGGAGAAGACAGGGCAAATAGTTATGATTTTGTTATTTCTAGTTTAGCTAAAAATGAACCTCCTATACCTGTTATACCTGTGGTAGTAGCGAGACCAGAAGGAGCGATGTCTGCAACGTTCATGCGTAGTTTAGTCACTTCGAATAATAAAGAAGAATTTGTACAGGCTGTTACTCAAAATGGCTTATCGGCCCAAGACGCAGATGATTTATATGAAGAGTTAAAATATGAAATGACGCCGGTCGTTAGTAAATCGAACACAACAGTAAGTAAACGTCGTCGAGTGGTAAAAGAAGGTGGGAGACGAAAACTTACTCGTCGGAATAAGAAACGCAGTTTTAAGCATAAGAAACGCAGTTTTAAGCATAAGAAACGCAGTTTTAAGCATAAGAAACGCAGTTATAAGTAGAAGCTTTATACTAGAAATTAAATTTTAACATTTATACATTTATACATTTAGATAATTATATAAATTTAAGGACTTACATTTATATAATAATAATATAAGGTATGAGTGAATCTACTGAGATAGAACAAAAAATAAATATACAATTAGGTGATATTATAGAGATTATATCTCCTTCGGACCCGGCTTTAAATAATCACACTTTTTATATCAAATTCTTAGATAAGAGTAAAATCGTTTTAGTCGAAGGATCTGGTATAGAACAAACCTTAACATTAAGTGATGGTAATAAATTAGATAATGAAGCTATTACTGAAATTAATATATTAAGCCGTGCTGAATCATCTAGCTATGCATTACAGAATAACTTAACAACAGGCAAGTGGATTGATTTATATTTTGGCGGCGATGTACCTACAATCATTACGGGTGAAATTACAAATTTAGAAGAAGATATGATTGAAATAACAACTTACCCAGAGAAAGATGTTATATATATTGATTTTGCATATAAGGGTATTCCGGAAGATATTCCGATAATAAAGATTAATTTGCGCAAACGACCGGCAGAAGCGGGTCCAAGTGCAAGTGAAGCAGCAGCGGGTCCAAGTGCAAGCGAAGCAGCAGCAGAGCCAAGTGAAGCAGCAGCGGGTCCAAGTGCAAGTGCAAGCGAAGCAGCAGCAGAGCCAAGTGCAAGCGCAAGTGCAAGCGAAGCACCAAGCACAAGCTCAGAAAAAATACCAACCCCTAAGAAAACAGCCTTAGTCACCTCATTAGATACACCATACGAAGAAGGAGAAACCGAAGCAGAAGGCAAAGCCGAAGCAGAAGGCAAAGCCGAAACAGAAACAAGACCGCCGCCAGAAAAAATAGCCGCACAAATCAGGGAATTATTTATAAGTGCTGACCAAATACATTTTGGCGAAGAGTTAGAAGCCGTCACCCAAGTCGTAGATCTACCTGAGTCAGAGCAGCGATATAGTTTAGAGAAACAAACCACCGATTTACTCGATGAAATGTTATCAAATATACCCAATATAAAGCGCACAGACGAAGTATTGAATAATATTCATACGATGATCGAACGATTCAAACAATTACGAAGAAAGTTTTCTCTCTTCGACAAAGACGGCAATCTAATAAAAGCAAAATTCATAGGTGAAGACTATAGTCCATTAGTTGAAAGCTTGAAATCCTTCAATCAGAAATTATATTGGATATTACCCGTAGTTAGAAATATGAAAAAAGTCTATGGTTACGAAGACAATACAGACGACTATAGTGATATTATATCAACAACTTTGGCGGATGCGAGGAAAGGCGAAGAAGATATAAGGGACCAATTTGTCGACGGAAATATGCCCGACCAAGATAATAAGTATGCTTTTTTACTCAAATCGTTGAATCCTTATCTGACGCCATTTGAAAATGAGAATACGGATGAGCCGGAGTTAGCTCGAATAAAGGTGAATACAAATATCGCCGCGATCGTAGATAATTTGGGGGATTTTTATTCATCCGTTATGTCAAGCAACCAAGAACTCACGAGCATAGACCGACGGCGCTTTGTTATCCAACAATACAATCTGGGTATAACCGGATTAGATATAAATAAATTACGCGGAGGGGATACCATAATACACCGCAAGAAAATCACCGAAAACGACACGATGGTGCTGAAGTCGCTCTTATTTTTACCAGAGGTGACGGTGAAGTTCTCTCGGATTAATCTACCTTATACAAACATATTGCTGAAATCGAATTTGAGTACTCATTTTCTAAATTATTGGAAATTTTTAAAGAATAGTACAGACGTCAAAACGATAGTTGTTGATAAACTCGATGAGCCTGTCGACTACGGGCAAAATAAATTTTTAAAAAAAATAATGGACATGAAGTTAGAAGAGTCAACGCAACCCACTAATAGTACCTACGATAAATATCTCTCTACTGTAGTTCCCAATACACGAATACTCTTTGATCTAATTAAACCCTATATAAATGACAAGTTAACATTACACGATGTAATAGAGTATATGGAACCATTTATGATATACCAAGATGATATAACGGACGCGCAATATAAAGAAATAACTACCTATATCTCTCAAAAAATCGTAGAGAAGAAGAAGGAATATGTATTGAAAACCCGTGACTATAATTCTTTAAAGGCAAGTGTCAGCACATTCAAACCAAAATTAGTGACATTATTCGATACGAACCAAGCGTTGAGAGAAGCTGTTATAGTGGCGTATGGTTTAACAGATAATAATTTGCATAATATGCCTAGCGAAGAATTTATAATGAAAATAAATAGTATTGACTGTGGTATTTTGTATAATACGGCTATGGCGATGATCGGATCGAACTTGATGATAGCTAACGGATTGAAAGATATAAATGATATTAATAAGTATATCGGTAATGGTCCTAAACAAAAAGAGGCGAATACTACTAAAGCACCTGAATGTAAGAGTTATACAGCCATTTCTAAACGTTATATTGCATTAGATGAGTTAGAAGAAGATAACGGTAAAGATATTTATTTCGATAAGAAATATGATACTACGCATTATGATTTGCTAATTGATTATAAGAAACCCGATCCTAAGATGGAGAATGAAGCCTATATTGGTTTTTTAATAACGAACTTGATGCAGAAGATTGGCTTATCTGAATCAAACGCCCGACGTGAAGCACTTGCGATGCTAGAGGGAAAACGCTTAGTGGAAGATGGTGATTATGCTATATTAGAGCATACAAATGCAGGCTCAGGCATAGAAATGCACTATTATCGTAGACAAAACAACGCTTGGCTGAAGGACGAGGATATATCTACAGATGTATTTGACGATAAATTAAAAATGATTTGCAATTTAGATGAGAAATGTTTAGAAGTGAAAGACAAGTGCGATACCTTAGAAAATAGCGGACTTGATATTAAAGAGGCTAATTTAAAATTGGTCTTGAAAGAATTCGACGAACAATTGAATTTAAATAAAGCGGTAGTTGTAAAAAATATAAACGATAATTTTAATGACTCGTTGAAGCGTATGGGCACCTTATTAGATATAATTCATGAGAAAACCTACAAGAATAATTACAGACAATATAATTTAGGTATTTCTCTCGAAGAAACTGACATAATATCATCACCTTATATTAAATTACGCGACACTATTCTTGGGCAGGCTGACTATGTGAAACGCCAACAAGACATTATAAAATTTACGAATACGTTTACACGCGAACCTTTGGAAGCCGAAGATCAGTATTGGTGCTATTGTATAAAGACAAATACCAAATTACTCCCCACTTTTCTCTCTACGATCGCAAAAGCTTTTGTCATGCAGGAAGATTTTATTTATGTTGTCGAAAAAATATGTAAGGAACAGGGGAAGCTGAGTGACGACGGTGATTCTTGGGTGGATCAATATAGTGGGTATATTATAAGAAAGATCTCCTTGAATACCGAAGACGAATTTACCGAGGAAGGTTATAAAAATATTACGCGTGCTGTGTTGGAAGCGGATTTGGGCGAATCGGTCCTGCAATTGAGTAAAGCGCAAAAGCATTTTATTGATCCTGAGACTGAGAAGATCTCTAATATTATCTCCACCTTGACAAATTTTATGGGTATTACTATGGATTCTTATAAAGAATTTATTATTCGAAACGTACGTAAATTACAGGAGACAAGGATGTTGAGCGAGGCATCTTACAATAAACAATTAGCCCTCGCTGCAACCAAAGGTAAGAAGAACCTCGATGATTACCCAACGGCCTACTCGCAATTCCTAATGTATTCCACGCTGTCATATTTATTTATAGCGATTCAGGCGTCTATCCCCTCTGTACGTACGCGTAAAACACACCCGGGGTGCGTACGCTCATTTGCGGGTTTTCCGATGGGTGGCGCGGAGGACAAGACCGGCATGACATACTTGGCATGTATTGTAAACAAGGTAAAAAGCCCGGTTGAGCACTGGAAGTCGATACAGAAAATGAACATTCCTACTATTGTCTCGCGTATTGAAACACAGATCACCAAATTTATTTTACAGACGGAAGAAGCGCAAGAACTGATAAAGCTAAAAGAACAATATGTCTTGTTGAATGTGGAAGAAACCATACCCGATGTACATAATATTTCGAATATGCTTCAATTTTTGCCGCCTTTGGTACCGATAAAAATGAAAACAATACAAAATGTATCGGAGGCGTTTAATAAAGAATTGGTGGAAGCCTTGCGATCAGGCTCCAGTAAGCAAGATAGTATGCTAAATGTGCTGCGTGGAAAGGTTATCTACTATGCTTTTGCTATAAATGAGCTCGTACAGAAAACCGTCCATAAAAAAGCCGCGATCATGACGAATAATGCGGGCGAACCGTTCTTAGAAAATGCGTGCTGTGACGGAGGCGGCGACATCAGTACTTTAGAGTATTTTATTGAGGCACAGCCAGAAATTGCGATCTATAATACGCGGATAGTTGACCTCGCGAGTAAAATAAATCATATCATACGTATGGGAAAAGCAGGTATGTACTTCGATCCGCGTGATACAAAGAATATTATCCCGCCTTTGCTAAGTGAGTTTTCCGATGAAACGATATACAAGGCATTTATTGTATTTTGTAAATATGGCAGTAACCTACCTATCAGTGCAGAATTAAAGGCGATTTGCATGAATAAGCCGGAGGATTTTAATGAGAAAAGTAGTCTAGCCGAACAAATACGTAAATTAAAAAGCGAAGGACGTAATTATTCACCGGAAACGTTTCAACAACTCTTAACGATCGTAAATAAAAGTAATATAATTACAACGCATCGGCATAGTCTTATTATTAACAGCGTGCAGGCTTTAAATGACATGTTGGTCTCATTAGAACAACGAAATTCGGTAAATCTTCCACTCGCGTTTACAGAAAAATTCCAAGCTGTACTTTCCACGTTCGAAATAAATGGCTTGGTGGAAGATACGCCGGAGATGCGCGTCTTACAAAATTACTTGGCCGCGGCGAATGACTCTATGGTGGCGACGATTAATAGTTTTATGCAAAAATCCGGTGTTATAAATGATTCAGATTATAAACGGTTTAAAGAGTGTATCGATAATATTAATGAGTTTCAAGAAACGGGGGTTAATATGGTTATAGATGCGAAAGACGAGACGGTATTCAAAATGATGAATTTTATAAAGAATTCGCTCCGGTGTTTGACGCGGGAATTGCCGAATATTATTATTAACGAGGTTGATAACGCTAATATAAAAATCCCGAAGCATTGGGGGCTGTCGGAGAGACATACGTCAGATATTCGGGACATTATTAATAAACATTATGTATCCCTGTATGAGTTTTATAAGGATGACGATATTGTGAGTATTTTACAGAAGTATATGCGGGCAACAAGGGACACGGAAGTATTAGCCTCGTTGACGGAATTCTATGCGCCGTTGAAAATGAGTGAGGATAAATACATTTATTCGACGATGGAACGGCGGTTAGTAGTGCGTTTATTTAAATTTTATTTTTATAGTACGCTAATTGATCTTATTTCGCTAAAAGACGATGATGAAGTCTTGTTAAGACGGGTGGATAAACCGCGAACTGCTAACGCTATGGAAGACGCCGACGTAGATGACTTAATGAGTACAGCGCAGGCATTTGACAAACAGAATGGCGATATAACCGAATTAGAAATTATTAGTGGAGAGAAGAAAGATATTTCTGAGAAAATTGCGAAACTATTGAATGCGTTTATTATGATTATCTGTCAAGATAAGAAAGTTATTAATTATAATTACAAGAGTATGATGGATAAAGTATTACGGTCTAGAGAAAAAGAAAAGGATGATATTACGTCGCGTCTTAAGCATATGACGGATGAGGAGAGAGAAGTGGAAACTATATTTAAGAATCAGCAATTAGAAAGTTGGAGTAAGGGGTTACAAAAGGGTTTGGTCAGTTATGAAAAGAGGACTTATGATGAAGAACGAGAGGCGATGGAGAAACAAATGTTGATGGATCAGCGGATGGCTAAGAATAAAGATATTTCTGAGATGAATAAAGAGATGTATCGTTTTGACTTGATGGTCGAAGATCAAGATGCAGCAGAGATAGAAGACGAAGCTATGCGTATTGATTATATGGGGGAAGATGCTGATCCGGAAGAGTTTGGAATGGACGGTGATGAGGAGTTTGACTAGACACTTTTTAAAAAAAGTGTAGCAAAAACACACTTTTTACATACCTTTTAGGAAAAGGTTCAAGCGAAGCAGACAAGGCCAAAAACACACTTTTTACATACCTTTTAGGAAAAGGTTCAAGCGAAGCAGACAAGGCCAAAAACACACTTTTTACATACCTTTTAGGAAAAGGTTCAAGCGAAGCAGACTGGGCCAAAAACATACTTTTTATGTATAAATTTTTTATATATAAAATTCAATCTATTCTATGTCCGGAGAAATATACTCAAGTACAGGCAAATCCTTTGTCGTTTCTCTCCCCATAACATATTCTATCTTTGTTTTAAGATAGCTTAAAGGAGTTCGTACAAGCGAATAAGTATTCTCTATAAAATCAATATGCTGACGCATTTTAGAACAATCTTCTTCGACATGCTTATTACTCTCTTCAATATTAGACGATCTCTCTTCAATATTAGATAATCTCTCTTCTATATTAGACAATCTCTCTTCTAAATGTTTCAACATGTCTATTATTATATCTAGTTTGTCCATTATAGTATAGTATAACTATATCTATTTCATTTGAACCTATTTCATTTGAACCTATTTCATTTGAACCTATTTCATTTGAACCTATTTCATTTGAACCTATTTCATTTGAACCTATTTCATTTGAACGCTGAATGTAACCAAATTAAATGTTATTATTTAGGAATAAAATAAAAGGTAGTTTTTTGCTACAATTTTTTCTAAAAAGTGTGTTTTTTAAAAAGTGTATATATATATATGGCCAATACGAAGATCTATTCATATGCGGAAAACACCACCGAAGACCCAATCACAGGTATTTATGAAGGCAGCTTTACACAAATTGCAGGTGTAGACACCTACCAATTTGAAGTAATTGGTGGGGGAGGAGGCGCTGGCGTAGGATCCGGAGGCGCCGGCGGAGTAGTAACCACTAATTATACCCTTGCAACAAACGATAGTTTAACTATAAAATTGGGTGGTGGAGGTGGGAATGGGGTTGCTGGCGGTGGCGGAGGTTTAACCCAAGTATTTAGTGAAACATCAACGGTGGATATTATTGCAAGTGGTGGTGGTGGTGGTGGAAGTGGAAGTGGTGGTGGTGGTGGTGGAAGTGGTACTACTAATGGTAGTGGTGGTGCTGGTGGTGCTGGTGGTGCTGGTGGTGAAGGTGGAGGCGGCGGTGGTGGTACTATTACTGGTGGTGGTGGAGGC